ACCCACATGATAGCTGGTCTTGCTCCGCTGACAAAGATAGAGGGGTGTTTTGCCTGTTCAATATTAGCCTGTGCTTGAGCAAGATCAAGAGAGACTAGCTGTTGATTAAGTTCAGCCTCTAGCTTAGTCTTTAGGTCTTTATCTTCTACAAACTTGTCTAGTATTTTACCTGTAACACCAATAACTGATTCTGCGATACCTAGCATTGATCAATTAACTCCTTGTAATATTTTTTATCTGCATGATATGTGTCTTTAAATACTTCTGATACAAGAGTATCTGTACCATAAATATTTAAGTTCATTTCAATATCTTGATTACTAAATAGCTTTTCACAGTCTTGAGCCATAGCAAGTAATTCTCCTGTTGTCCAGAACTCTTTTCCATTTGTTTCAACATTTAGATATTTAGGTTTACCATCTTCGGTGGTTTCTTTTCTCATTTCATCTGTAACATTTGGTATATTACAATCAAAGCCAAAGAGATGAAAGTTACGGAAACCTAGAATATGGGTCATTCCAATAGCTCTCATAGCAGAACATGTTCCGCCAGTTACAAAGGTTGTATCTTTTTGGATGTTAATATCTTTATCAATAGCAAAGCTTTCACCCTTAGCTGCTGCTGCAACTGCTTCAGAGTATGCATGCCAGCCATAGATTTCGTCTGTCTTATCCATAAGATACTTAGTAACACTTACATCTGTCATAGATGCAACAAGAAACTTTGTTTTGTTATTAATAACATTAAATAAATCTTTACGTACAATACCATGTGTAGATACGCCGTCAATAGAACGAGGATCAAGAATGACACAAGCATAAGGATCAATGTTATTTTGTAATAGTTTAGGATAGCTATGCTTAACACAGAAGACAGTACCCTTAGTCTTCTCAATGATATGTTTTAGTTCGATGTAGTTAGTAGATGGTCCAGCGGAGACAATGATAGCATGTTCTCCATTAGGTTGACACGTTTGAACAAAACCCCATTTTTTAATTAACTCTACATTATCATTAATGCTTTCCATAATGTATTCTTTAGGCATAGAGTCTTTAGGTTTGATAATAATAGGAACTTTAAGTAAGTTAGCAGGTGGTTGTGGTAGATCATCCTTACCTAATAGTAGAGCAAGATGAGTAATACCACCATCTTTTACTTTATCTTGTGAAGGAAGAACAATACAACGACCTTCAGTTAGTGTGTCTGCAAAGCCGTCAACAAGACGATTAGTCCCTAGATATTCTTCTCCAAGAATATTTCCTTCTTGGTCTTTAGTAAAATAATCATCAAAGACTATAACATCACAGTGCTTTAGATTTTCGTAATCACTAATTACTGTTTCTTCTGAATGACCGCCATCTATAAATGCAAAGTTCGCTTTAGCTATGCTTTTTTTATTGGTAACTAGTGTTTCTTTACTATCACCTTTATGAAGCTCAAAACTAAACTCTTTTCCTTGCTCCTTCATTTTATCAGCAAACTGTTGTAGCCTATTATTAACGGCTACAATTGTGTTATGTGGTTTGCTATTTAGCTCATATTTGTCTAGTTCTTCTGTAGCTTCTTCAAATAAATCAAAGCCTATATAATGTACTTTGTCTTTACTCTCAAAGGATGCTAAGGACATTTCAATAGCACGTCCTCCATTCCATGTACCAACTTCTACAAAAGTCTCACTACCATATGTACGAATAAGATCAGCAAGCTGACGATAACGCGGAAGTTTTACATCTGGAGCTACACTATCTTCTGATAAATTATTCTTTAAAGCACCTTTATAGTGTGTCATGTACTGAGATAGAGGCGAGTTTTTAAATGCCTCTAGCCCTGCTACATTAGGGGTTAAATTTTCTACACGCATACCATGAGCAGTATAAATCTTTAACAGACGTTCAAAGATAAATCCATCATGCCATTCACGGTATGATACAACTTCTCCACAATCATAACAACCACGGAGATCAGCAATCATATAAATAGGAGCTTCCATATTAAGATTAAAACCAATGAAGGAAGTCTCGCTGTAGTCTACATCTTTACGACCCAGATGGACTAGCTCTGCCTTTTCTGGGAGAAGTGCTGATACCTTCTCTAGAGTGAGAGGCTTGGTCGTTACTGTATCTGCATCTATCCAACACATCCAACCAGCCTGTGCGTCTTTGTCAGCTAGTTCTAGAGCATATTCAGTTAGAGCGTAGACCTTGTGACACCACTTGATAGCATCCATACGCCAATTATAAGCTACCTGACCATTAGCTGTACCATCATATGCCTTCATACGTTCACGGTATGAAAGCATGTCTTCTACTTCATTAAGATTACGATATTCAATATTAGATGCTTGTGGAAAAGAAGATACAAGTTCTTCTTCGCAATCGTGATAGTAAGCTACTAGCTTTAGGTCTGGATGCCAATGTTCTTTAACAGATAGAAGCATCTTCTCTGCATAGCGACCATAGCCCTCAGCACTAAATGAAGTTACAAAATTAACAACCATTAAATTTAGTTTCCTTTCTTTACTTTAATTACTTATCATATAACGATAAAAATTTGTCCACTCTTTAGCATACTCAGCATCTATATCTCTTTTAGGTTTCCAATCAGGATAGACAGGACCGCCAGTTGTAAAGTGTACATTTTTAGGAGTGATCTCTTCGTCTGAATCTCCATCAAGCCAATTCCACTCTAAGGGAATATTACCTATAGGATAAATGTCCATCCATTCAAAAGCATGTAGCCAACTTCCCGACTTTGTATTTACGTCAGATATAGTAAGTTCTTTAACCCAAGGATGATCACAGTTCCACAGGACAAAAGAAGACCAATTTTTTCTATGATAAATAGTTTGGACCTGACCATCCATCTTAGTTGTTTCTGTAGGAGCATGAGTATGTTGTACGCAGCTAATAGCTTTATCTTTGTCTGTTCCGTAGACATCAAAGATTTCTGTGATATCAGAACGTACAAACATATCAGCATCCATAAAGAGTGCTAGACCTGACATTTGATTTAAAAAGGGAACTAAGAACCTAGTGAAACTAAATTCTGTGGAGAAAGGCTTACCATCAAACACATCTACACGATTACCATGTAGGTCTATTTCAGGACTACGCCAATATAAGCCAGCCCGTCTTACTTCTTTTTGTACGATAGGAACAATGTTATAGGTATGAGTAGTATTTAACCTAATAGATTTATCAAGAACTTTTACATAGTCATACTCACGAGGATCATAACCAATATAAATTGTTGGTATTTTATTGATAGGCATTTAAAGGAAATACTCTTATTATTATTATTTCCTATATTATAAATACTCTTCTTATAGAAGTCAACAACTTTTTTATCTAAATTGTGGTCCTCTAAACCAACAGACTAAGGAGTACCTATTACCTTTAGTTACAGGTTTAACTCTGTGATGCAGGAAAGAAGGGAAGACAAGAACTGTGCCTACTCCTTTAGCTTTAAGAATTGTTCTGTGTCTTTTACGAACATGAGGCGCACACCATTTCTCAATCTGAAACTCACCACCTTCATAATCTTTATTTAAATTAACAGCTACAGTGATCTTTCTAAAAGAATCGTCTGTAGGTTTCTCTACTCCCATGTCTACATGCCAATCATAGAACTCTTCAGGTTCATAAGAAGATACTTGAGGTATCTCGTGACTGTCTATGTCAAAAAACCAACCAGCTTCTACATTAGCTCTCTCAGCGTATAAACTAAGTATTTCAATAATTTCTGAATTATTAAACCATTTAATTTTATTAGAACGATATGAAGAATCTTCTACATTTTTACCTTCTTTATAAACATCTGCTTTTGAAAAGTCTGTCTCAGCTATACCAACTATACCTTTACATAATTCTTCTGGAAGTTGATGTTCATAAATTCTATATGGAAGTAAATTAAGCATTCTTCTTTCTTGTTTTCTTCTTCTTTTTGTTAAGTCTATTTTTCTTTACTGACTTATCAGGATTACGATCAAAGGAACTATTCTGGCTCTTGGTGGTAATTCTAATATTTGATTTCTTATTAGAACCTCCCTTACTAATAGGCTTAATGTGATCAAGTTCTTTACCATCTCCCACACGCACACGACCTTCTCGTATAGCTTTTCTACGCGCTTTGTTTCTTGCAACACGTTTAGCTATATTCTTAGGTTTACTTTTAGTTACTCTATTTTCTCTTTTATAATCTCTTGCCATAATACTCTCCCTATTATTTTATGCACTTTTTTTCCAAACATCTGACCAATTACCTTGTAAAGCACCTTTAGCGTAATCAGTAGCTCTATTCTCAAAGAAGTTAGTATGTGTAGGTGCATTGATCATAGTCTCTACCCAAGGGAGAGGATTAGTTTTTACTTTGTAAATACCTTTTAAACCCATAGAGATAAGACGACGATCTGCGATGTACCTAATGTATTCCTTTACTTCATAATCTCTTAGCCCCTCAACCTTACCCATCTTAAAAGCAAGGTCTACAAACTTATCTTCTAAATCTACCATGTCAGTAGCTGTAGAATATATCTCTCCTTTTGTCTTATCATTCCATATGTCACGGTTCTCTTCAACATATGCACGAAACAACTGGATCATACCTTCAGCGTGTTGTGTTTCATCTACGATAGACCAAGTAACGATCTGCCCCATACCCTTCATTTTACCATGACGGGGAAAGTTTAACAACATAATGAAAGAAGAGAAGAGTGCTAGACCCTCAGTAAAGGCAGAGATAGCTGCGATCTTCAGAGGTACTGAAGCATCGCCAGAGAGTTTGTCATGGAAGTACTCATGCTTATTTTGCATTGCCTCATACTCTAGAAACTCATTGTATGTCGTATCAGGCATACCTAGAGATTCTATGAGGTGCGAGTAAGCAGCTACGTGGAGTGCTTCACGGGCAGCAAAGCTCGTAAGCATCATGCGTACTTCAGGTTGAGGAAATAGTGGGAGATACTTATTTACGTAACCACCAGCTACATCAATATCTGACTGAGTAAAGAAACGAAAAATATTAGTAAGGAAGTACTTTTCTTCTGTAGATAGATTAGTCTTCCAATCCTTTACATCCTCTAGCATAGGTACTTCAGTATGCAACCAATGGGACTGCTCATGCTTCAACCAAGCATCATACGCCCAAGGATAGTGGAATGGCTTGAAGTAGTTACGTTCGTCTTGAAGTTTAAGTTTTGCAGTCATAGTTTATCCCTCACAAGCTAGACATTCTTCACCAGAGGCTAGTGCCTCCATATC